ACCGTCGCGAGCCTTTCCAATCAGGGCCGAAAGGTTAATAAGCGGACGGGCCATCTTGTCGTATTCCAACCCCACACGACGGGCCTCGTTGACGACGCCTTGAACGAAGTTCGAACTTGCCCCGAGCTCTTCCTGCTGGCGTTTGATGAATTCGATTTTCTGGCCGATGGACGAAAACAATTTTTCAGCGCCCACCAGCACCGCGCCGGCGGCGAACATGCGCCCGATCTGATTATTGAAGGACGCGGCAAAAGACGTGCCCCAAGCCTTTATGGTGTTCCCGGCCCGGCCAAGGCCGGCAGTCACCGCCGAGGCGTCAACCCCAAGCCGGATAAGTATTTGGTCAAAGTTCATCAGTTCAAATCAAATGTTGCCTTGCCGTTTTTTAAATCGTCAAGCGTGAACCGCTTCTCCAGCAATCCGTTCAGAATTTCCTGTTTAATCCGGTCTGTCCGCTGGTTGAAATTGGGCAAATTCGGATTTTTCCGGTGCATGATGGCATTGAGTTTTTGAAACATCTTCGGCACACCGATGGCCCAAACATCCGCTTCGCTGCAATGATATTCGCTTTGGAGCGTGTCAAACCAGCCCGTCAAATATGTCAGGGATGATTCTGCTCCGCCCTTGATGGTTGGCGGCGCATCGGCGAACATTTTGTCGATGTATTTGAAGCAGGCAATGACCGCCGGCTCGGACGTGCGTGGAATGTCCTTACAAAACAAACGGTGAACTTTTCGTCCGTGCAGGAATGCGGCGATTCGTTTGGATTTTCCCGGCTTGAATTGTGGGGATAATATCCAAAGGAAAAGTGCAAGGTCTTTTTCGGTTGGCTCACATCGGTTGATGAACGGGCTTCGCTCGCGCTCCAATAGGACGTAATCGCACACCGTCATGGTGCGGATTTTTATTCCACAAATGTCATGCAGCAATTCCAGCCAGCCGTCTTGTCGCGTGCGAAACTGTTCATTCCTTGCTTTCGCAACCGCTTCTTTGACGCCGGGGATGTCGTCCAGTCGCAACGCTTTCATTACGATGAATATCCGTAAACCCGCTGTCCTTTGATGTTCTGCTTCCAGTATTCGCCAACCCTGAAGGCCGGTGATACTTCCTCAATCCACCAGGTGAACCCGTAATAGGGGTCGGCAAAAGTTTCGCCCTTGAGAATGATTACCGGATTTCCGGCATTCAGCGGGCATTGCGCGACGGCGCTGAACGTTACAAAGTCGCTGACACCAGCCGCTTTTATCGGCGCTCCGATTTGGTTTGATTGCAGGATTTTTTTGGATGGGTCAGTGACCATGAAATCCTCAAGAATCACGTTCCCAGCCGCACTGATGTTTGCGATAAATGCGCCGTGGCCGACGCCCTCGTTGTAAAATGCCGTTTGTTCAGATGTAGCCATAGTTTTGTGTTTTGTTGGTTGTAAAGTTAATGGTTCAAAGTCATGGTTCCGTTTCCTGATCCGATGGTGAATTTGCCGTTGCCCGCATTAAGCGCCAGCATTCCATTTGTGTTGACTGAGCTGTTTTGAGACAAGGCGACAAGCCAATGCGGATAAGGCGCTTCGTAGGCTGAGAATCCCCCGCTTGGAGCATTGGTGAAAAAGTTCTTTCCGAGCGTTGTCATGCCGTCCAACTGCTCAACTGGAATCAAAGTGTTCACGTCGTAATTGGCGAAGATGTAGGCGTTTGTTGGCGGGTCGCCATTCGATGGATTGGTCTGGATGGCCAAATCAACCGTGCCGTTTTGGAGGACTGTATTTGAATAGACCATGGCCCCGACGCCGCCGCGAATATTGGCGATGCGGCTTCCGCCGTTTGCGATTGAAACGAAGTTGAAAATATTATCGTAAATCTTCAGCCCGACGGCGTTGGTTGGATTGGAATAGCCGGAGTTCACCGAGTCGCCGTGCATGTCGTTATTGTCCAAATATGTCCCCGGCATGTTCTCGTTATAGAGGCTGTGCCTGACGATGTAGGTCGAAGGAATCTCCGTGTCGAAGGCGATGTAGGGGATCTGGAGATTGGCGTCCTCAACAATTATGTCATCTTCAAAGAAGATTGCGTTCGTGGTGTTCATCGGCCATGGCGGACCCATGCTGCCGACAAACTGGCCAAGCCAGGAGCCGCCTGCGTTGCCGAATTGGGTTGACCGGATGATGCGATTGTCGAGGAAAATGCAATGGTCAACCACACCGAATAATTCCGTAAACCAGACCGCAAACCGGAAACCGGAAAAGGTCACATAGCAGATGCGAACACGAGTCGGGCAAACCGCATTTCCATAGCCGGAATTGATGCCAATGGAAGTCTGGTTTGAATCCTGCAAAAACAGGTTCGAAATGGTCACGAAACCGTCAACATTCGGTTGCACCGTGAACAGCGGATTATCCCCCGGCGTATCGGTGGTGAACGCCTGCATATTGGTGATGCAGGTTCCGGTTGCTGAATTTGAACCGTCCCCGTAAATCGTTTGCGGCACAAGGATGTTGATTCGCTGGGGCCAGTAAGCGCCATTGGCATCGGCACGCGGGATGTGCAGGAAATCGCCGCTTTGAATCTTGTTTGTCTCAACCCAATTCACGGAGGCCCACGTCGCGTTCGTTGATGTGTAAACCGCCCCGTTGGCCACAATGGCCAGCAGCAGAATCAAGAATGTGAAAGCGCGCTTCATTGCGGATAGTCTATTTTTATTTCCGCTGTATAGGTCTGGCTTGCCACGGATGCGGCATTGACGGTTGAAATCACAAAGCTGTTGGATGGCCCCGTCGGGTTTTGAGCAACGCAAAAATGGCATAGCAAGGCTCCGTTTCCCGATGTGTTGTTTGTGCCAACCGGCGTCATCACCGGCATAAGCGCATTTGTCAGAAGCCATGGAGGGTTGCTTTTGAGCGTGAACGTAAACATTGTCGTAAGAGCGGAGACGGTTGAACTGCTGTTGCTCCAAGTCAACATCACAATGGATTGCCGGGTCATTGTGACTGCTATGTTGGTCAAAGTCGCCGCGCCAAGGTTTGTCACCCAGTTCCACGCGGAACCGGACGCCGCGCCCGACTGAAAAAGATATGCCCCGGCGGTCATTGCCCCGTTTGTGCCAGAATTGACCAGATTGGACGAGACGGTTGTCCCCGCAAAAGTCCCGGCATTCGTCACAGTCAGAGTACTAGCGAAGGACGCAGCCAGACTATAATTGTTCGTCAGGACCCCAGAGTTGACCGCCGATAATGGCTCTGAGCCGGTCAGAACTGGGGCGGCCAGAATATTCGTTACCGTCGAGGCATTCGTTATGGTTCCTCCTGTAAGATTTGCCCCGTTGTAATTGGTCATCTGTGAGGCATCACCCGAGAATGCGCCAACGAAAACGCCGTCAATCTGGCTGGCGTTGATATGGCCGCTGAGATTATTTGACGTGACGCTATTCAGGAACGCCAATGTCCCGAACTGTGATGAGTTGGTATAAGCGCCCGTTCCGGCAAGGTTCAATAGCCATTGCGGGATGCCGCTGATTCCGGTTGACCATGGCAATCCGGTCAATCCATAGGCGCTGGAATTTGTGAACATCAGATTGCCGCGATTGGTTGAGGCCAAGGCCGCGCCCGCCGCATCATAGGCGGTTGCAGTGGTATATGCTGCGCTGCCAAACAGATTTGTCACACCGACAACATAATTCGTTGTCGTTTGGAGATTGGCCAGATTGGTCGTCGCAATATCGGACAACAAAAGATTGTTTGTGGCAATCGTTGCGCCGATTGCTGCGTTGGTTCCGGCTACAAGTTGCGCATTATTCACGCCAGATGCAGCGGAAGAAACCGAGTTGACCGCATTGGAAAAGGCCGGGTCATTTGCCGCCCAAAATGACCATGCACCGACTGGCGCAACAATCAAGTCACCCGGTACGCTGAATGTGACCGCCTGATTCTGCCCCCCCAGAACCGGCAATGTCGCAAACAATATCATATATTTGAGCCAGTTCATTGATTCGTTGTCAGGACATTATTTGCAACCGTCACAATGACCGGCTTCCCCGTCACGCTGTCGATCAGAGTGATGAATCCATATCCTGGCAATTGCGCCGGCACGGGAGGAAGAACGGGCTGGATCCCCCCCGGCGTAAGCCCGCCAGCGGGCCAGACTTCCTGGCGGACTGCGATTTTTCCGTCGAACGATAAAACCGAATACTCAATATTATCGTCCGTTTTAAGGTTTTCGTCCGTGCCCATGTCCTTCAGCGGTTCGGCAATGTAATGATTTGGGAAATTAATTTCATCGCCCCATGAACCTTGGGCCAGAATGGATGTCAGTTGCCGGACATTGGCGACATATTGGTTCTGCTGAAGGTTTTCTGCGCTGTCGCCATTTTGCGGCGTTGTGACGCACATAATAGCCAGCGAAAACATCCAAACGTCATAGCGCAATCCGCCATCTGGACACACGAAGCGATGCCCTGTCGCCGCGCCGATTTTTGCCTTGATTTCGACCCGAGGCCGCTGCAACCGGAAATTCGCCGGAGCATTCTGGCGAGTAAAGGCGTTGATGTCCTGCGCGATGAAGGCGTTGCGAAAGTCTTCCTCAATGACCGGACGCAAATCCAATAATTGTTCAATCGTTGGCATGGTCTTTCGCGTGGCGCTGGACACGGATGCCTCTGGCAACGTCCCGTGAATATCCAGAAAGAACAAGGGCCAGCCTTGCCTTCACTTTTTCCTTGCGCACCTTGACGGCAAATTCAGTAACGCGGGAGAACTTTGCCGCCCCGGCGGCCTTGCTGCCAAATTCGACGCTTGGGGATTCGTTATTCTGCAACCCTCCAAGCTCGGTGATTGCCCTCGGCGTGGTGTTGTTTTTAAGGTGGCGTTCAACCCATTCCGGCCCGACCAATGATGGATCAATCTTTTTTGCCGTGGCAAACCAGGAAGCCTTAAGCCGCCCGATGCCTTTTTTAACAACCGCAACCGTCTGACGCAAAACGGCCTTGCTGGTCAGTATCTTCATCGTGATGGCCACGCGCTGTTTTTGGCGCGGATGATGGAACGAAAAAATCAACCGCATTCTCCCTTGGACTGTTTTAGAATCAAAGTAAGCCTTAGCCAATGTCTCCGGGTCTCCGTGGCGCATGTCCAAGTCTCGCGCAACGCCGAAAAGGAAGTTTTCGTCGCAGCGATACCATTTGACGAACGCATGTCCCTCCTTGCCGGGGTTGTCTTCGAAATTGTTCTGTTCTTCGCCAAGTTCGGCAAAACGGGAGCGGACGGATTTATCTATGCGCTCACCTGTCTTGGCCCTGTCCCGTGGACCGACCCGCTTCGATATTTCCACCGCCAGCAATTTTGATTCGTCGCGGACTATATGCGAAACATCGCCACCAGAGCCGATTAAAGCGTTTTGCAATCCCCGTAAAAGGAATTGCAATCCGCTGGTGTCAACTGTGGCGACTTTGACCATTAGGCGGCATTGGCGGCTGGTGTTGGTGGATTTGTCGCAGTGGCCGGAGCTTTGGCGGCTTCCGTGCGGGCGGCAATTGCAGCCGCCTGCGACGCATTGATTGTGCTCTGGGCGGGCTGATTGTTCAGCGCCAGAAATGTCTGGCGCGAATTGGAAAAGGTCTGCTTCCAATAGGGATAGTCCTCCGGGTCGAACTTTTCGGCCACGAATTGAGCGTCGGATTTCTGCGAGATTTCCAGCGGGTCGGTTAAGGCCAGCGTTGCATAAGCGAAGTCGCTGGCAGATTTGTATATTTGTAATCTTTTCATGTGTCGTTTTTTAGGTCGATTTGCACGATTTCATAATCAACCGTCAGGTAGCTCGTGTCGGGCTGCCTGACGACTGCGAACTGTTTCCCGTCGCTGGTTTGAATCCTGTCCAGCTTTACGAGCTGAGGCACATTGCCGGGCCGGTTGGTGAACCGCACCATGCGCTTGCCACGCGGGTCATTGTCCAGTTCGGTTTCGAATTGGACATCCTGTTCAATTTCAATGACGCCCGTGAACAATTTCCCGGCGCTGAGTCCGGTGAGAACCTTTATTTGTTCCCCATGGACCTGTTCCACCAGCGGAATCAATCCGTCGTTCAACAGTGTGTCGCTCAGGCTTGGCATTCAAAACTGAATTTCGGATGTGTTTTGGACCACCGTCGCATTTGTGACCGCGACTAGGGAATTAGGATTACAGACAATGGTGATTGTGTTTGTTCCCGCCGTTGGTCCCACCGTGTAATTGCGAATCTGGCCAGTGACCGAATTGCTGTAAGTCAGGCCGGAATTGCTGCTGGTCGTGGCCGAAACGGTCACGGTCACAGTGGACCGTGAGTTTGGAAGCAGGACAAATTTGCCGGTCACTAATTCGTTTGTGGTTTCGTTCAGTGCGCAGGAGTTTGTAAAAACTCCCGTGAAAACCGAATTGGACGAAGTGCATCCGATTTCAATTCCATTGGTTGATGCCACGGGCGCAAAACCAAATGTGGCTATGAAATTTGAAAGCGGGTTGAATGTGGCGTTGGTTGTCACCTGTGCCCGCAGAATCAGAAACGAAACACAGACGATGAACAGAATTGCTGCAATTATCTTTCTCATGATTACAATCCCGGCTTGCCAGCAACCTCAAGAACCAAGTTGGTTGCAAGTCCATTGGTCAACAAGTTGTCCACCTCCTGCAACGCCAAACCCTGGACGCCGAATGTGTCCACATTCGTCATTGTCCAGCTTTGGGATAGGCTTGCACCGGCATTGTTTGTAATCGGCCAGATGAACCAATTCGATTGCCAGTATGTCCCGTCCAACGTCGCTGCGAAGCGCAGGACAATGCCGTTAATGCCGACAAGATTGGACGAGGTAAGGTTGAATGTCGCCCCGAGTTCAAGCTGCCGGAACGGGCCATAGAGTGTGTAGGGATAGCCCGGACCTGAATAGGTGGTCCCGGATGTTCCCATCACGCCGCCGCCGCAAGGAATGATTGGCAGCGCGGGGAGTTGATTGGTATTTGCGAACGTCCCGACCGTTGCGGACAAATTGAATGCGTTGGTGGATTGAGTCAGGTATGAGCCGACGATATTGGTCAGCCCGTTGGCCAGAATCGCCGCCGTGTTGGTTCCAGGCACGCCGTTAATCAATTGATTGTAAGGCAGCGCGGGGGCGGTGATGGCGAGCGACAGGCCAGCAAAGAGAAGCAATAATTTTTTCATTTTGATTTGGATTTGATTGTTATGGTTTTTGGTTAAATTAGTTTTGTTTGTCCGGTGTTTTTTGAGATTCAATTCTTTGGGATTTTTCGGCTTGGGCCTTTTCTTGCCCAGCCAGGAGTTCTTCAGCCTGCGCCTTGGTGGAATTGACCAGCGCATTCTTTTCGGCGAGCAATTCTTCCTTGGTCTTGCCGGGTTCGGCAGGTTTCGCTGGCGCTGGCGCTGGCGTGACAGCTTTGGAAAGCCGTTCGCGCAGCGCGTCTTCATCCGTCTCGGTTTGCGTGACATCCCACGCAGGCTGGCCCGTGGCGCGGCGTATGCGGTTGATGATCGCGTTTTTCTCGTCAATTGTTTTCGACTTGATTGCCTGCGCCTTTGATTCGGTTTCCGCTGCAATTCTGGCCTGCCGCCCTTCGGCGTCCTTGCCGGCATTTGAAGCAACCTGAACCGTTGCCGCAAGCTGTTCATCCCGCGCCGATTTTTCTTCGGCGGTTATGAGTGTGAGGGGAGCAGATGTGTTTTGCACCCGCCCCAGAAGCACCTTGGAATAATCATCGTTGACCGGCAGATTGCGGGATATTTTCTGGTAGGCCCGAAGATGCGTATCATACGTTTCGCCGGGGTCAACCAGAATTTCCCATTTGCCGGTTTTCCGGCTTTTCCCGATTAGAATGTTTTCGCTCATAAAGTTGAAAGTTTTCCGGCCCGGCGCTCCGATTCTATTCGGCTGCGCCGGGCGCGGTCATGTGGTTTACACGCCCTGGCTCGTCAGCCGGAACAGCGCCTTCAATTCACCCGGCCCCGAACCGTAGGTGCATTCGATGATTTCGTTGTCCCGGTTCTTCGTCTCGTCCCCGAAGAATTGATAGGTGAAGGCCAGATTGGTCTGGTCGTCGGTGATTTGCTCGTAGGCAACCAACTTTTTGAGCACGCCGGGAGGCGGCATGATGGGAGCCGTCGCAATGAGCACGGCAGAGGGCCAGCACATATAGCCGGCAAGATACGGGTCAAGCCCGTTGACCTGGTTGCCCGAGCCGCCCTGAATGTAGTTTGCCACCGGCAAAATCGGGTCGTGCAGGATGTTTTCAAAACCGTATTTGTCCTGAATGACGCCCTTGTTGAGGATGTCCGTCGAACCGCTGTACAGGTAGGGATACAGTCCTGGGTCAATGGCAAGGTTGCTGAAATAGGCTGGTGCAACCACTACATTGCGGCCTTGCAAAGGCCAGTAGGCGTTGATGGCCGCCAGCATGAGCACGTTGCCAAGCACGGTGTGGTCAAAACCGCCCGCGCCGCCCGTCCAGATTGCATTGCCGAAATTCGCGGCGCAAATCTGCGTGCCAATGATGTCGGCTCGAACGTCGATGGCCAGTTGTTCCCCGGCCATCACGGAGAGCTTTTGAATGTCCAGCCACGGCTGACGGCGAACTTCATAGGCCGTGAAAGCCAGAGCCTTGTATTTGCGTCCGCTTCCCGCCGAGGCGACTCCGTTGGCGATGCCGCCGACGGTGACGCTCTTGGAAAGCGTTTGCGCGGCGGGGTTGATGACGTAGCCATTCGCATAGTTGAATTCCGTCGATGCGATGGTGTCCAGGGGATAGTATGGCACCTGAACAATGTCAGTACCTTCAAGCGGAATGTTGCCAAAGTTGTGTGCGAAATAGGTCAGGCTCGTGAACTGGCGGCGGAAAGCCCGCATCACTTCAGAAAGAATGACTTGGCGCAGCAGTCCGGTTGACATCGTGTTGGCGTTGCGCGGCGAAACAACAAATTTGTCGTATGCCTGACGCAGCGGGCCGGTGAGTTCCGGCAGCCCGTTCACGGTGTTCTTCGGGTCGTACTGTTTGAGCCGGTTGATAAGCTGCGAAACCCGCTTCGAATTCTGGCCGATGGTCATGCGGTCCAATTGGCTTTCCGCAGCCGTGCCGTTGCGTGAAAAATAATTCGCTGGATTCATCAAAGACTGGACATTGCGGTCCAGGTCTTCAATGGAATCAGATTCGCCAACCTCGATATTCAGAGGTGCGATGCCGGGTAACGAAGGGGGGAGCTTGGCCAGCTTGTTTAGGATGGTATTTGTTCCGTCCTTTCCGTCTTCGGCGAGTAGCGCCTCATTGAGCCAGCCATCTTCGCCGCCGATGGAATTGGCCGGGATTCGGCCTTCGGTGACGTATTTGTCCAGAGCCGTCTGGATGGCATCCTTGCGGAATTTGTTCACTATGGCGTTGGCGGTTTCCAAAGCCTTCGCGGAATTCTTGGTGGCCTGCTTCCAGAGTTCGCCTTCGTCACTGCGGCCCGCACCCTCGTCCTTGTCAGGATCTGGGGCTTCGGCATCGGGTTCCGGGGCGTTTTTCATGCTGCAATCGGCGCAATCGCAATCGTCGGTGTGTTCCCCATCCTTGCCGTTCTTGAATTTGGCGGTGTTTTTGGGCAGGGAGTTTTTCACCCGCGCCAGTTGCAGGTCGATGAAAGCGTCGGTCGCATTTTTCGAGACGGAAACCCCCCAGCGGTTAAGCAGGGCAATTTTTTCTTTTCGTTTCATTTGGTTTTGTGTTTTTGCGTTTTGTCCGCCCGTTGGAGCGGGATGTTTTATTGAGTTGAGCATCGCCAGCTTCGACTTCATGTTTCGAATCTGCAATGCCGTGAAATTCTGGACAGGTTCCTCGTCGGTCAGCCGGTCTATCAATCCCAGTTTATTCGCTTCCTCGGCGGTGAATAGGGAGTTTTCCTTCATCCGGTCGCGCCATTCGCTGACGCTGCCGCCGGCCTTGGACGCGTACATCTGGGCAATCTGGTCGGAGGTCTTTTCCAGGTCATCCGCCTGACTGCGCATGTCCTGCGCATTGCCCATGCACATTCCCCAAGCATCGTGGATGAACATCTGAGCATGGCGTGGCGCACGGATTTCATCGACAGCCATCGGCAGCCACGAGGCGACGGAAGCGGCCATGCCGTCGATTGAAGCGGTTTTTTTGCCCTTCCATTCGTCGAGATGCGTCTTGATGGCCAGCCCTTCCCAGACCTGGCCGCCTGCGGAATTGATTCGCAGGTCCAGCGCCCGCGTTTTTGGAATGTCCTTGAGCGCATCGACAAAATCCTTGGCAGTGAATCCATCCGACATTCCCCAAGGGTCTGCGCCGATGTCCTCATAAATCATCACTTCGACGGGTGATTCATCCTTTTTGTCGAAGAGGACGTTGATGTGGCCCCCCTTAAAATTGACCATCCGGTTTTCAAATTTGGAAAGATTCAGGGCAAGCCATGAATCATCGCAATTTTCCGGCACGTCAATGCCGTGCGCCTTCAGGAAATTAATTTTTTGTTTTCGGTTCATGCGTTGGCCGGTTCCTTTTCGGGTTCCTTGGGCGCTTCAAGTTCAATCTGTCCCGGCAATAGCGCCGGCAACGTGACCTTGATATTGTTCTTCTCCATGAACGCCTGCTGCCGCTTCAGTTTTTTGAAAACGCTGATGGCGGAAAGTCCCTGACGGCCAAGAATCATGTCGTAATCCGAAAGCCCCGCCGCGAGCCTCATGCAGTCCGCCTGCGTGGTGTAGCCAATATCCACGTTGCAGGCTTCCGGCTGCTGGATATGGATGCAGAATTTCCAGTCGCCGGGGGGGTCGGCAACCCGTGGGTCATTGTTGATGGCCCATTCCATGAACCAGACGACCGCCTCGCGCAAAAAGTTTTTCCATTTCTGGAAATCCCCCTTGTAAAATTCGTCGGCGGCATCCAGTTCGGCGCGGACTTCCGTGCCCTGGCTGCGGGCGGATTGGCCGCTGATTTTTTGGAACACGAGGCAGCGCGGTGCGTGGGCGGCGGCGCAAATGGCCCCGACCAGATATTCCCAGAGATTGAGCGTTGCTTCGCTTGGCCGGTTGCCGGAATCAAAATGGATTTTTTCGCCGAGTTTCAGTCCGTAAACGTAAGCCCCTGTTTCCTTGCGGAAAACCTCAAACCGTTTCCCCTCATCCCCCTGCGGAGGCGGCGTTGGCAGACCTCGAGCCCGGTTGAATAGCTCAATCTTCGGGTCAGTCGCCTTGCTGAATTGGCCGCTGGCGGTTTCAACGCCAACGGCGCGGACATTTTGCGCCGCCGCCGCCTTCATCTCGATTTCCAGAAGGTCTTCGAGCTTGTTGATGGTCACTTCCCCGGCGTAAAAATCAGAAACGCTTCGAGGCTGGTCAACGCGGTGGACATTCCGAAGCTGCCAGCATTGTTCGATTGGAACCATTTTCCATGAATCGTTCTGTTCAAAGGAGCTTGCCCCGGAACGCATCCAGAACCCGGTCTTGCGCAACATCTGCCTGCCGTCCTGATTCACCGCCTCATATTGCACACCGTCAATGAGTGTTTTTTGCTCCTGCTCGAATTGGTTCCACGGCGATTCAACCCGGTGCGCCTCAATCAACTGAAGGCAGGGTTTTTGAACGCGGATGGTCCGGCTGACAAGGTTGAGTGCGCCGGCTTTGCGCGTTTTAATGGCAAAGATTTCGCCGTCAACTTTCTGGTCGCGATAGGCGATTTTCAGCAATTCGGCCATGGTCTCGCCGTTCCAGCCGCAATCCTGAAACCATTCGGCAACCACACGGTCGGCTTGCTCATACCAGGAATTATCCGCATCCTCCGACAAATCATCATCGGGATAAAAGGAAACATGCAGGCCCGCCGCGCCGACAGTATATCGCTCGCCGACGGAAAGGATGGATTCGATGATGGGCGAATTCTGCGACCAGTAGCGCATCCGGCGAAGCATTTCCCGCCGGGTGACAAAGTTCTGGTCCCAGCGGGCGTCCTGAACCAATGAGGGCAGGTATGATTCCGCGCCGCCTGTCCATAGCGGCCAGCCAGCCTCGTACCAATTCCGAACGCCATGGTACATTTTCCGCGCCGTATTGGAGCGCGGTAAAACTCTGGACGAAAACCATCGCGCCGAATTTAATGCCATCTTTCCGAAGGTCGGAAGCTGTGCGCGGGCCTCGTTCAACAGTAAAATTGAATTCCATCTTAAAAATGTGAGCGGCTTGTTCATCACCATGTCTGCGGGGCGTATCCGAGCGTCGGCCTGAGCCTCAAATTCGAGAGGTCGGGCTGGTATTCAGTGACGACCACCAGTTGATTCTTCATAAACTGGTAAACGGTTGCATCCGAATTGTCTTCCGGCGGCGTCCAACAGGTCGGCGGAGTGGCTGGCGGATTGGCCAGGTAAGAATTAATCCATGCCAGGGTGGAGTCGAAAAGGTTGATGAGCGTGCGCCAAGCGGTCTGAATCTGCGGGATGGTGTAGGAGCCAAGCCCCGGCCCGCGATAACTTTGGGAGGCGGAATTTTTGGAGACGCTCCCCAGAGAACCGGCGGTTTCAAATTGCGCCGTCAATTGTTTTTCAAAGCCGCGCAGGGTGTCGCGCAGGGTGTCGCCCTCTTCCGGCGCGGCGTCCCACGCATCGTCAAGGAATGCCTGAAGTGTTTCCGTGGAGATGTCCACACGCATCTTTAATGCAGAAACACTAATAGCGGATAGTGTCAGATATTGTCATAGTGTGGCACGGGGATTGCGAATATCCAAGGCATGATGACTGAATGTTACCTATGCAACCGGAACGGTCGGAAGTTTTACGCTCAAAAAACCATCAAACACGCCGTTAGTTCGGGGCTTTGCCCGTTCCATTTACAGTACACTTTCCTGAAGTTTGAGAAGGAAATGGGACAAATCAGGGAAGGCAATAGCCAAGGTTGGTCAGGTGCCTTGCCGCCTGCTGGGCGTCATATTGAACCGGGCGGCGAAAACGCTTAACCCTGAACCGCTTGATTTTTATCTCGCCGCATTTTATCCGGCGGTAAATGGTTTCTTCGCTCAAGCCGTTGGCTGCGGCGAACTCCTTGAGGGTGAAGGTTCGGCTCATTCGCTTTTTCCCTGCTCGGTTGACGGCGGTTTTATTTGGCGTGGAAATGGAAGAATGATTTCCGCTGTGGCCTTTATTTTCGCCTGCTGGCTTGCCTCGACAAGAATTTTCAGGACGTTGGCGGAATGGAATGAAAGTATCTGCGCGACTTCTATAGCCGACATTTTGCTCTTAGCCACGCCTTCGTTAAACGCCATTTGTGTCGCTTGTCCGATGATTTGATTGAATTGGGGAGCGTTCATTTTTGTTTCCATGAACGATATCCCCGTTTGGGGGTCGGTAAGCACTTCAAACGATATTGGTCGCTCTTTGCTTTTGTGCAACAACTTGAAAAACTCGCGGCTGTTTTGGCGTTTGTTTTTCTTTTCCTTTTTCGAGATTTTGGCCACGGCTTAAATCGCATCATGATGACAGAACGGGCCATTTTTGCGTTCCAAGGAATTAAAATGCCAAATTCATTTTCTGAAATCATTTTTTGTCCTTTTCCTTTTCTCGCGTCTGGATGGCCTCATAAGAAATCAGTTGGAGGCGGTAGGCTAGCACAAAATTGAGCAGTTCACAGGAGCGAAGATGGTCGGCATAACCCGGTCGTATTGTTGCCCATTGATATTGCACTCCGTCCTTTTTGTAAACCCTCTTTTTGCCCGCCATGTGTCGGTGATATTCGTCCGAGTCCATCTCCTTTGAAATGCTCCATTCTATGAACGTTTTCCCAAGCCGGATGTTTTCGAGATTGTCTTCGAACAGGTCGCTCAGGAATTCCAGTAATTCTATCCGGCATTGATGCGCCAGTTCGGTGCCGGCATAGGGGTCGCAATTGGCTTTTATCCGGAATGGCATATAAAGATTCGTCACGGTGTCCCGGTACATTCGCTTTCCTCCGAATGCCTTTGCCGGAGACCAACCGTTGCATTCCGGCAACGCGTCCTGAACGGGGTCAATCAAGAGGCAGCGCGTCTGGATTTTAAAATTGGCGCAATTGCGCATGACCTCGGCCTGGTCGAATCCAGAATCCACAATGACCGCCTGCGGGATGATTTTGTGCTTGGCCTGCAACTCGTCCAGTTCGTGCCATTGGTTGAAAGATTGATATTCAACGCCGTGAGATTTATTGCTGCCATTCCAGGCCCGAACGAGCGCCCAAAAGTAGGGTGCGTTCTGGTGATAGTCTGCCGACAATAGCTTGACCCATTCCCCGGTCACTTCCAGTTCGCGGCCAACGATGCCGGCGCGGTCCACGGCAATCTGCTGGGTCACGTCGGGTTCAGCCAGGTCGGAATTAATGAAGCCCTTCACGCCGTCCGGCGAATGCTTGGCAATCAGGAATTTTTTTGCCATCGCGCCAAAGCTGCAATCGGCTGTAAGGGCGTACATCGACGGCAAATGCCAGGAATAATATCCGGGCGCTCCTTTTGCCGTAGGCTCCCAATGGCCCTTCGCGTCCATCGCCGGCTTGTGCCGGTCCAGAATTCTTCCTTGACAATGAGGACAGAGCGCGTGCGCCGTTTCCGCAACCTTTTCCAAGTCCCAGCCGTATTTTGATTTTGATTCGGATGTCCGCGCTGAATCGTCCCAGCGCACAAAAGCCTCATACCCCTTGAATTCAAATACCGTGAATTGCCTCGACCAAGCGAACACGATACCCTTGCCGCAATGAGGGCATGGCACAAATCTCCGCCGTTGGTCCCCTTTTAGAAATTCAGCCCAGATTCCGGTATTACCGAGGGTTGGTGTGCTGAATTTGAACCGCCGCGCATCGCTTACGGATTTTGTCCGTTCATCGGCCAGTATGATCGCGTTGGCTTCCTTGCTTTCCTCGCGTTGCGGCGGGTATTTGTCGATTTCATCCTGCAAAACAACGTCGCAGCGGTTTTCACCAAGTTGCCCTACGGAATTGCTGCCCGTGATATCAATGACGCAGCCGTTCATGGAAATCTGCGATGATGAAATATTGTGGCGCTCCGCCCCGGTCGGAATCAGGTCTTCAAAACAGCGGGAGGACTTGATTGCCGTCACCAGACGCGTCTTGGTGAATGATGAGGCTCCGGCCGGCCCGTGGGAGGTTGGCTTGACAATCAGCGCCCGCATGGGCTCGTTCATCAGGCGATACAGGATGCCGGCAATGCTCCCAGTCGTTTTGCCAATACCCGTCCCCATGCAGCCGATAAAATGTTCTCCACCCTTTAGTCCGGGCGGGAGCGGCCCCCATGAATCCACAATCTCGCGCAGATATTCCCGACCCGAAAAACTGAATGCTCCGCGTATCTTTGGCTCATTGAACCGGACGTTTTCCTCTACCCAGAATGAGGCCGGAGCGCTCGGCTTTGGTGCGCAAAATCTCCAAATCAGGGTTGAGGCAAGTTCGGCGTCTTGTTTGCGGGTTAACATTTCAACCAGGATTCAGCGCAACGCTTTTTGGTTGGACGATTTTTCGCAAAGTCGAATCCACCCAGCCCTGAATGGCTTCCTCGGCGGATTTTGGGTCAACGCAAAGCGGGCCCAACGACCGCGCCGCAAGGTTCAGCTCGATGCGCAGCGGCATGAGGCAGTTGTGCCATACAACCTTTTCCACCTCGGAAATCGAATGCAATTCCTTATTGGCCTGCGCGTTCTCCCGCTCGATTTTCTCAGCCTCAGCCCGCTCCCGCCGCGTCCTCTCCATTTTCAAGTCACCCGCCAGCGCGTGGAAGATTTCCGCCGTGGTGTAATCGTCCCGTCCTTCGGAAAATGCCTTGTTGGCCGCAAGGCCGCGCTTCAGGGTTTCGCGGCTCACGCCAAACTCGATTGCGGCCTTTTGCAGGTTCCAGGTCATGGCAAACCTTCGGCGGCAATGGCATCGGCCCTGGCTGTTTCTCCGTTCTTGTCGGCCTCAACAAATCGGCGTTCGCGTAATTCAGATTGAGCACGAACCTGTGATTTAGAGAGTGTTGGCTTTTTCTGGCGGTGCCGCTGCTGTGCAATCCGGTTCTGCTCCCGCCGATCTTCTTCGTTCCTTAATCGGTCATACAGAACGCCGTTTACAACCCGATATGCGAACTGTCCAACCTTGGCAAGCCGCCGCCCGCTTTCGGTCGGGGTTCTTGACTGGGGGTCTGGAGCGCACAAAAACTCAATAGCCTTCTGAATTGTTTCTTCCGGCTCGCCGAAAACAGCCGAAAGCAGTTTTGTGTTCAGTTCAACCTGAAAACCAACGGTCTTATCCGGCTTCATGTTGGCAATGACATACCCCATCACCGAAAAAGCCCCAAATCCCGCCCCAACCATGGACCCGCAATACATGCTCGCAAAATGCTTTCCGTACACGCCGCAAGATTAATCAATTCATCGAATCCGTCAAGCATTTTCTGACAAATTCTTACGTCAGCAAATGTCAACAGAATAAGCCCACGCAGACGTAGACGTAATTGCGTCATAAAAATCGGCTGACACATACCGCGCAGTCCTCATCTGTGCCAAAACCTGAAAACAGTTTCCATACGTTTCCTCATCAAATCGCTAACGCTTCTTGCTTACAAAATATAATAGTAGTCTCCTAATGCTCTCTGTTTTTTTAATTAATTCAATCAAGCCGCCCCGTTCGCAATAAGATTTCGCCGGCTATGCATATATTCCGCCCAACCAAGCTGCTTCAGAGAGAGGCCTGTCCATCTAGGCTTGATGGCGATTGGCCTGCCAAGTTTCCGCGAGCGATAGCGCCTGAAGTATTCGTGACGGCCAAGTTTTTTTAGTGACAGGCCGGTTGTATTTGGCCTGCCTTGTCGTTTCTTGGCGTGGGCGAGCGGGTTCATGGGTCAACGCACCACTATTGGGTTTTTCTCGGTTCGTTGATATTCACGCTTTCAGGTGCAGCTTGGCCATGATTTTGCGGCGTTCGGTTTTTAGTTCATCCAACTCCGTGAGGCGAGCGTCGCCCCTTGGCAACGGACACTGGCCGCGAATGTATTCGACCCGCTTTTCAACCCGCGTCAGAGCGGTCTGGAGCAGCACGATTTGCGAAGGCGTAGGATTGCCATCCACAATGTCTGTAACAGACTGTGATATTGTGTGAGCAGCGAGTTTTGCGTCCCTGGCCGCGTTTGTCTTTGACTGGTTTTTAATCAGCATTTCCTGCTTTAATTTAAATGCCTTGCGAGCGCGTTTCTGGTGCCATTTGCCGTTCTCAATGTAAAAGAATTTGTCATTGTCGAATATCATGCCCTTGAGCCGCGCCCACTTTGACAAATCACAGTGGCACAATTCTCTCATGCCGGCGTCGTCGTCTGGGATGCCTTCGACGTGCGTGTGGTACCAGTAAAACCTCAAAGCGCGGATGTACCTGTACTTTTCCTCGTCAGTGAACATCGCCGTGGCTTCATCAAACGGCACAGGGTCGAAGTCCATGATAGGAACCGGCAAATCCCCCGTTGAAGAATTTGTATTCATGGCTTTAGACCGCGCAGTTCACTTGGTTGTCAAGGGGTTTTACGGGCATCAAACCCTCACCTTGTCATATTCAGCATCAAATATGGCGTGAGCTTCATCAGGCGAATAGGCAAGCCGGAAGCGAAAGACCTTGCGGCCATTGGGGGACATGCCTTCATAGGTCTTGATGATTTGTATGCCGTTTTCACGCAACTCACTCAGGTCGCTTGATGCACGGGTGGACTGGCATATTTGGTTGAGTTCAAGCGGCGTCAGGCCGTTGGGATGAGACTGCAGCGCCCTGAGCGGCTTCTGCAACCTGTCGGATGTGAGCGGAGATTTCATGGGGATTCGAGTTTCATTTGAAGTTTTTGAGAGTGCAGGCAACTTTCCTGCCCGCCATTGTGGGTGATACAGAAAGACCCCACGGCGTCCGATAAATCCTGAATGACGACCTTGTTCCGGACGAATGTTCCAAACGGATAATCCATTCGGCTTTTACGTGGGGCGTGAAAACGTTTTTATTCTCGGGAACCAGTGGGGTTTGGGTCATCTGCTTATGATGTAGCCAAGCCCTGATCTTGGAACCTCTCACGGACCTTCTGTAAGTTGCTGAACGGTATTTACTCATACGAATGGGTTGATTCTTCGTATTGCATAATCACTTGTTAGCCTGCTTTGCGAAGTCATTCCATGCGGCTATTGCGGCTTCCTTACTACAAGCTCCGCCGATTCTGGCGGGCGGCACTCCCGTCCAGTCTGTGTCATATCCTGGGCATGGGTCATTTAGGTTTGAGCAGCACACCCAAGCGGCGGTTTCGCTCGCGCTCACATTTGGAATTTGTCCACAGTGCGGGCAGGCTAACAAGTCACTGCACGCAACCGGCGTTGGCGCTTTCTCTTTTTCGGTAACGTCTGGTTCGTTCATAGGTTTTTGGTCGCCGGTGCGTGAGTTCCGGCGTTCGGATGCCGGGTCACGTCGCGTTGTGGATGAAGGTTTCCCGTCGGATAAAAGAGTGCATCGAGCCGTGCTTGACCACGCGCTTGATCCATTTCTGGAAGCGCAGGCTTCCAGCGTGCAAACATTTCATTGCGGAATTGCAGGCCGGGTGCATCAGCACCGCCCCGCTCCAGTCGTCGCCGATTGTGCCGCCGTGAGATTTCGGCGTCAGATGCGCCCGATTCAGATTTTGCGGCAGCGTGAAGGTTTGGCAGAGCCAGCACCGACCGCCTTGCAGTTTGTATTGGTCGTCGAATTTGCTCACTTCTTTTTTCCTTTGATTATTCGCAGCGCGGTCGCCGGGGTCATTATCACTCCGCCGCCGCCATTCGCAGCCGGGACATTTACCAGCACGGTTCGCTCGTGTCCGCACCGCGAGCACGTCACCCGTCCATTCGCTGCGATGATGTCAGACACGTTCACGTTGAGCGTGAGCGCCCGGCATTTCGGGCAGCGCAGTTGTCCAGTCTCGGGCCGGACATCCGAACCAGCCCGATGGAGCGAACCGCCGATGGCGTCTTCAGTGTTTTTCATGGCGTCTTGGTCGGCGGTTCGCTCATCGGCACGTTATGCTCTTTGAGTTGCCAGTCGGGTTTCCAGACCGGCCACTTCACGGGTTGCTGGTAGCACGTCCGCATCCCTGGTTTTATTTCGACGAGCGTGAAGGTTGTTCCACAGTGGGGACATTTGCTTTTAGCGCCGAGCATGACGCGCTGGCCGAGATACTCGGTCGCCACGCTTCCAAGACAGCACCGGACTACTCCGCCTTTTTCTATGGTGGTATCTTCCAGAGCATAACCCGTCGTCGCAGCCAACGACGCTGTGCCCTTGGCTTCGTCAATGTATCCGTGCATTTTGATGTCGTTTTCCATTTTTACGCCTTTCTCCCAGCGTCGTTGCTGGACTCTGCGTTATGCCGCTTCCGTGTCATCGGGTTTGGCGAGTTCTCGACGCCACTCGGCATCGGTGAGCGTCGGGTGTTTCGTGTGCCGGTCGAGCAAGCTCGGCGGCGTTGGCATGTCGAGGCCGTCGAACAGATTCTTGCACTGGCATGTTTCGCAGCACCGGGTCATTGGTATGGTTTTGAGCTTCGTCGGCTTTGGCTGGAACGGTTTGCCACATCGCGCGCAGGCGGCATAACCAGTCGCTGAAGGCAACGCGGATTCGCGCTGCGGGTTGTTCGCTTCGGGTCTTGGTTTCATAAAGTTTCAGTTTCCGCGTGCCTTAGCTCCGGTCGTTAGGTGCTTGTGCGTTTAAGTAGGCGTGCTCGGCACAGACGCGGAGTTTTTCCGCCTTACGGCACCCAAGCGCCATGTGGAGTTGTCGCGCCACACCTTTCCACTTTTCGATTTCAGATTCGGCCAGCCTTAGTTCGCGGTCATATTGCGGGACGCGCAGACTTTCGGCGTATTCTTTGGCGGTCATTATCGCCAGTTCCGTCCACGATACATCGTAAGATTCTTGCAGCCGGTCGAAGATTTTTTTGATTTCCAAGTCCGCACCTAACCACCGCACGGAGCCAACCGGCAGCGGCGCGGACTCGGCAATCGGTAATGTTTTTGTGCTTTTCATATTTTCAGTGTGCCGGTGGCTCATGCGGAGCGTTCGGCTGCCGGTTCACGCCGTCAGTTTCAGTTTGGTTTCCCGGCGACGGAGCGGACGCACCTTCCGATGCGTCCCCGCCCACAGTTTCCGATGGGCTAGTTAGCAGTTCCGTCGCCGGAGAAAATCGTTCGATGGTTTGCAGGGCTTCGTTTCCGAATTTCTGCATGGCGGCATTGAAGGCCGCAGCCTCGGCTTTCTTCCATGTCTGCTTTCCGCACCGGCAGTGTTTGTCAGGATGCGGCGGCAGCACGGTCGTATTGAAGACATGCGGAGCATCTACACCGCATTCGTTGTTGGACTGCCGGATCACAGGCCGGACAGCCGAACCAGCCCGATGGAGCGAACCGCCGATGGCGTCTTCAGTGTTTTTCATGGCGTCTTGGTCGGCGGTTCGCTCATCGGCACGTTGGGCAGCCGGGCGGAGCGTTTAGCTTTGCGGCGAGCCTTTTGAAGCGCGGCCTGTTGTGCTGGCGTGATTATCCGCGTGCTTTTGCGCTCCTTTGGGCCGCGTGCGCCTTGAGTCTTGAAATACTCAAGCACTTTTTTAGGAAGAACTGTTTTCACAGTAGTTCGCCGGACTTGATTTGAGCTTCGATCCACGCGGCCAGGACTTCGATCTTGGCTGGCATCGCGGCAAAGGCCGCGCTGTTGAGCTTTACTTTCGCCAGTTCGCGCAAGGCGTTGGCGATGGACTGCGCTTTGACATTGTCCGGCGCGGCAGCGGCTTTCTTTGCGGCGGCAGCGGCTTCAGCCAGCCTCTTGGCCTCGGCTTCGCGTAGGACTTTTGCCGCCGCCTCGGCAGCAGCGAATTTCTTCCGTTCTTCTTCGGCGATGGCTTGCAGCCGTTGTTGTTCCTTGCGTGCTTCGGCATCGGCGGCGGCGCGCTCTGCTTTGGCTTTGGCTTCAATCGCCTCACGCTCTTTCCGCGCCTTCTCTGCGGCTGCTTTCGCGGCGGCATCGGCGGCGGCGCGCTCGTCAGCCAGTTTCTTTTCAGCGGCATCCCGCTCCGCTTTCGCTGCCGCTTCGCGGGCAATCGCCTCGGCATTCAGCCTCGCATTTTCGGAGGCAATCCGCTCGCGCTCGATTCGCTCGGCTTCCTCCTTGGCTTTGGCTTCCGCCTCCGCTTTCGCGGCGGCGTCAATTTTTGCTTGTTTGAGCAGCTTTGCATCAGCCAGCATTTTGGCATAGTCCTTTTCCGAAATGGCGGACAGGTCGCCCATGATTGGTGTCTCCAAAAAAGGTTGCAGTTCCTTTTCACGCGTGGCCTTCAATTCAGCGAGTCGCGCAGCTTCGGCGCGCTCTGCGATGTCCTCAGCGTCTTGCAGCGCGATTTCAACCGGCGACAGGTCAGCCATTAGGATGTTATGGAATCCGTCCACGGCTTTTCCGTAAAGCAGCACGGACTGCTTTTGTTTTTTCCGTGTTTCATCACTTTCCAGCCGGACGGCGCGGAGCGCGAGACGGCAGGCGCGAGACTTTCGGATTTCCTTGACGCACGTTGCATCTTTGACAGATTCGGCCACGCCTTGAGCGTCCGCCAGCGCAGCGCGTGCCTTCGCAAAGATTGGCTGGAAAGCCGACACGAGGCTTGACCTTGCTGTGGTTTCCAGTCCGGTCTGGCTGGCGTATTTTACCAGCTTGTCATCCGGCGATACGATTTCGAGTTCTACGGTTTTTGTTTCGGTGTTCATGTTTTTATTTTGGTTGCTGTTTGTTTATATCATAACCCGGTTTTGACACAAGCTTTATTTAGGAATTTATTTTCGTGAGTCGCAAACCGGCTGTCTAACAACGCGCTGGAACCAACGCCCATTATCGCTGTCAGTCCGCTACGCGGTTCACGCCTCAAGCTGGGCGTGGTTCAGCTTGTGGCGTTAGGCCACTTCGCCCTCGTAGGCGTGGCAGGTTTCCGCCAGATAGTCCATCGCTTCCGCGTGGCTGACGGGTTTCAGGTATTTCTTTCGCATCGCGTTCGTTCGATAGTGCAGATTGCGCCGGTAGTGCGCGGCCTTTTGCCAGAGCTTGAAGCGGGCTTGCATCCTGTCCATTTCGCGCCGCATTTGCAGCACCATCGCCGCGAGGTCAGCGTTTGAGTATTCGCCACCCTTCACCACGGCGATTCCTTTGGCGCGAAGTTTAGCCTTGCGGATTTTTTCGCGGCAGCGGTCACACGTCCGATATTTTTCGCCGCGAGGATGTCCGCAGCGCGGGCAGCGCGATTGATCCTTGCGGCGTTCCATCACGAGCGCATGGAAGGCTTGCGCTTGGTCGTCAGCGACTTCCTCGAATTTTTCGCCGGTCTTGCTCCGGTTGCCGTCAATGTATCCACCCGCACCAGGTATCACGTCCTTCGCTATTGCGATTGGAGTCGTTACCACGTCGAGCGCCGTTCCGATGATTTTTCCAAAGAGTCCCATATGTTTTCCTCTCGTTGCGTTTTGGTTTTCGTTGCTAGACCTCTAACCACTCCATGCAGCGAATGGAGATTGGCCGCGTCAGTTTGGTTTTAGCAGTGTTCATGGTTTGAGTTATTCGCGCCGTGGCTCATGCGGATCGTTAGCCCGCTCCCAGCGGTTCAGGTTGTAGGGCGTCGAGTGTCATTTTGCCGGGCTGTGGGTGAGCTTTACGTTAAGGCGCAGTGAGCGCCAGTGGTTGTTGTGCGTCATCAAATCGCGGGCCGCTTCCAAGTTTGCGCGTGTCAAATTCTTCCCACGGCAAAAAACGGTCATAGTTTCGTATTATCCAGCACTGAAATTTTTTGAGCATTTTGTTTTTGTTGTCATAGACCATCGGGTAAGCAAGAACCCCCAGCTCGCGCATTTTGTTGTAGCGAAAAAAAATGTCTTCCCATGTTTCACCAGGCCAGTAACCGCACAAAAAATACACCATTATCGAGCTAGGTTTGATTCCAGCACTGATCAGAAGGTTTATTCCGCGCAGGAAAATTTCTTCGTCTTTGCGGTTGTCCCACGCTGTGTAGATGCGCTTCGCCTTGAACTGGTCATCGCGGTATTTGAGCTTTGCCAGCACCGCCGCGCCTTCGGCGTGGATCAGTCGAACATTGATTCCTTGGTTGAGAGAGACTTCAAAGTTTCCGGCTTGCAGTTCGTCCGTTCGCGCCCGCCAGTCCGGTTGCCCAAAGAAGTCATTGTCGAGCAGGATTATTTGTTTCGGGTGAGGCTCGCCGCGCCAAATGTCGGCGATGGTGTTCATCGGTTTTACGCGGCCTTCTTTCGTCGGCACGACACAGAAGGAGCATTTCAGGCGGCAGCCGCGTTGCGTGAAGCCGAGCGACGGCGTGAAGCTCGGATAGATGGAGTAGTCACACACCGTCATGTCGTCGCCGATATATTGTTCGAGGTTGGTTGCGTCTTCCGCGCCCGTGCCGCCGATGACGGCGGACGGGAAGTTTTGCTTGAAGATTTCGCGGGCGTTCACCGACCACGCGAAAATTGACGAGCCAAGCACGAGGTCATATTCGCCCTCGAAAAGTTCACGACTCACTGACTTCGAGAAGAAGACTTCCGCGCCGTTGGTTTTGAACCACGCAGAAAGTTTCATCAGCGCGAGGTTTGGAAGCTTGCCGTCGAGGTGCGTTAGCCTCACCCGTTTGCCGCGCACTTGGTCTTTCGGCCAGGGCAGGACTCCAATTCGGGAGTCCCAGGTTTTGCGCCTTAACAAATCGCCGGAGCCAATAGACACTCCGCCATCAGCTTCGGCGGGCGTCGCTGGTGTCACTAAGCCGGTTCGCGGGTTGGGAGTCATTTTCCAGAGTGTCTATGGCTCAGCTCATCGTTAGGCGACTCGACCACTGGCTGTTCCTGTGGCTCTTGTTGCTGTTGTTCGTATGCCTCTTGTTGCTGCCGATTGTATTCTTCTTCCTCGCGCTGGCGTTCCATTTCAGCCTCGTGGCGGCGGCGTTCGCGGGCGGCTTCTTCGCGGCGTTCTTCCTCTAGCCTTTCCTGCCGCCGTTC